TATTATTTTCTTCCATCCACCAAGTTTTATTTTTTGTCTCTTTATTAATTTCGTTTATTTTTTTTTTTTTTATATTTATTTTTTTTTTTATTTTAGAAGTTTTTAATAAATGCATTAAAGTTTCATTATCTGTATTAGAATTTAATTCTGTATACATATGTTCAAATGAAATTGAATTTTCTGGAATAGACTTGTAAATAATGCCATCATAAGTTTTTATCTTATATGTTTGAACATTTTGTAAATTATTTTTTAAAGAGTTTATACCTATAATTTTACATTCAGTAGATTTATCATTTATCATTATCTTTACATTTGAACCAATATTTTTATTTAAAAAATGTTTATTTATTTGATAATATAGTATATGTAAAATATTAATAATTAATCTTGAATATTTATTGTATATTTCTATTCGATAAGAATTATGTTTATAATTTAATTGTTTTATTCTAAATTCTAATTCAATACTTTTTATATCTAAAGAATAGTTTTCAATAATTAATCTGTTTTCAATAAAATTTATTGAACTATTTTTTATATCTTCTTGATTTCCAAGATTATTAATTGTATGCCTAATATGTTCAAAAAGAATACCGGATTTTTTTTTATTACTATATTTTAGAATTTCGCTTGAAATATGATTAATTAAATTAAAATATTTAGTATCATCTTTAAATATGTCTATTTTGTCATTTTCTAAATTAAAATTATAAAAAAACTCATCATTTAGATCAGATACATTTTTTTTAAAATCTTCAATATTATTTGTAATTTTATAATTTTGAACTAATGTTCTTAAATTATTGGTATAATCGGGATGTGTAATATTATATAAATTATTAATATAATATTGTATTTTCGCAGCATATTCTAATTGATTTTCATAAAAATTATTTATTTTTTCATGATCAATTATATATTTATTTTTTAAAATATTTTTTGTATTAGATTCAGTATTAAATTTTTGAATTATTTCTTTTAAATCATCAATTTTTTTATCTTTAATTTCCTGCTTAATTATATCTTTAATTTGAAAGTCATATTGGTTAGATATTATATCAAGTTTAACTAATCCAAATTCTTCAGTATTTGAATTTTTATACACATCATAAATCATTTCAGCTCTTTTTTTGATATAATCTTGATCTTTAATTAATGGATATTTTTCATTTAATTTTTTTATGATTATGTCTATAATATTAGAATAAGAAGGTATTTCATCTAATAGTTTAGTAGCAAATTCATTATAAATGTCATTTATAATATAAACATCATATTCTTTAATATCTTTCCATATTCTTTTTTTTCCAAATAGATTTTGATTATCTGTAGTATATTCAGTAATAATAGTTAAATTTATAGTCTCAAGTTGTTTTTTAAGATATAATAAATAATCATTTGAATCGGGAAATAGTTTATTCTCAAAAATTGTTGTATTTGAATTAATATTCATATAATCTAATAGATTTCTATAATTAGTTCCGTCACTATTTAAATTATATTTTGTAAATTCAATATTACTATCAGTAACAGTATTTGAATTATATAAAAATTTATTAGCACTTTGAATGTTATTTAATAATTTATCTATTGTATCATCAGATTTAAAAAAATCAATATAATTATTATGAATTTTATTAGGACAACAATTTGATAAATAATTATTATTAGATGTATCTTGATTATCATTAATTTTATGATTTAAAAGTAATATTAATTTTTCACTATACTGTATAGATAGATCAATTATAGTTTTTTTTATTTTTGATAATCTTATAGTATATAAATCAGTCTCTGAAGCTTTTTTAGTGTCTTTAGCTTTTTGAAATAATTTTTGAGTATCTTTATATTCATCTAAATAAAATTCAATATCTTGTATGTCATCATCTTGATAATTAAAATTGTTTACATTTAATGTTGGTTTAAATTCTGTCCATTCATTTTCTTTTTCACTTATATCTTTTAATGTTTCTTTTTTATTTAAAATATATTTATTAAAATTTTCTTCCATTTCTTTAATATTATTTTGTATACTAATATTTTTATAAACTATATCCCAACCATTAGTCTTAAACTGATCAAAAACTTTTGGATTTCTTGATATTCTTTCTCTAAGAGTTTCCCAACAAATTAATTTAAATTTATCTTTTTCTGTTATGCCTTTATTTTGTGATATTACAGTTTTTTTTATAAACTCATTTGTAATATTTAATAAATAGTCAATAGATAATTCTGGATTTTTACTATCAAAACCAAAAAATCTTATTTTAGCCAATTTTTCCATACCAATTCCTTTAACATCATATTTAGGAATACTATAAAATATTATATTTAATAAATAAACTAAAATAATAGATAAATTAATACTTGATAAATAAAATTTATAATTAGGAATAATGTCAGATTTCAAATATAAACAAAACCATAATGAATTAAACTGTTGTTCTGTTAAATCTTTAATTGAATCATCCCATTTTTTTAGTTGATGAATAGATTTTTTTTTTTTTTTTCCTTCTCTAGAAAGTATTTGTTGTAACGGGCCAATTTTAGAGATATTTTTATCTATAAAATCTATATCAATATTACCAAAATCTTTTTTAAAATAATCGTAATCAAAATTATTAAATTCTAATTTCATTTTTCTCATAAATTCTTCATTATTATCAGATTCTATATAATCATTCAAACTTTGATAAAATTTTTTTATAACAATATTAGAATTTTTAACAATAAATTCAATATCTTCATTTTTTAATTTTAATCTAATAGTTCTAGTGTATTGATTCAATACATTTAATATTTCTTGCTTTTCAAAGTCATCATATTCAACATATTCAATTTCATTGAATTCATTATTTTTTTCTCTAAATTTCAATGTTTTTTCGCCAACAAATCCTTCAAAATCACTTAATGTGATATAATCAATAGTTTCCCCACAATAATTGCATATATATCTATTATTTATTATTCCACCTTTAAACTCATCACTAGTATTAGTGCAATATTTCATTTTTATATTTTCTAGAATTTTTTCACGTATATTATTTTTTTTCCAAGCTATATCAACCACATCATAATAATGTACACAACACATTTTTTCATCAACAAGAGGCAAATCCCAATAAAAGAAATTTTTATTAATTTTAATATTACTACTTGATTGTGTTTTTAAAGTTCCATAAGTTTCTATAATTTTTTTAATGGTTTCTAATCTTATATCGGTATCTGTTATATATAATGCATCTTTCCATATTTTCAAATATTTATAAGGAAGTTTATTAGTATTATCATTATTTTTTTTTTTAAAAGTATTATTTTTTATATATTTTTTATTTTCTATAATTTTATTTCTATTATAAATTTCATTATCAATATATGATTTTATTTCGTGTATATTTTCTGTTAAAATGTTTTCAGCAAGTAATGTATTTTTAAACAAAGATATTTCTGATTTAAGTTTGTTAGCTTTATATATAAAACTTAAAAATTTTTTTGGTATAGAAATATTATTAGGATATATGTTATAATTAGAATGAATATTTAAATCTATATCAGTTATATTTAATCCTAATTTTTTGAGAATTTGTTCTGGTTCTTGTTCTATTTTTGATTCTTGTTTTTGATCTTGTTTTTGTTCTTGTTCTTGTTCTTGTTCTTGTTTTTGACCTTGTTGTTGTTTTAGGTCTTGTTCTTGTTCTTGTTCTTGTTTTTGACCTTGTTTTTGTTCTTGTGGAACTTCATCTATATTTTGATTATATAATTCATCAAAATTATGTTCAAAAATATATTTTAAAAATTCTTTATTTAAAGTGCATCCTTGTTGATTTATAATGTCTTTTTTATCTAAAGGTATCCATGTATTTTTAATATATTTATATAAAATTCTTTCAGTTGCAGTATATAACAATGCAAAATCATTATTTTCAATTTTTCTTTTTTGATCTTTAACTTCTTTGTAAAAATTTTCTTTAATATTTTTAATTTTTTTTTTTATTTCCGTATCGCTATTAAATATATATTTATATATTAATAATTCTGTGAGTTTATCGTCTGAAAGTGTTGATATATGAATGGAATCATCGATATTAAAATAAATTTTAACATCTTTTATATCAGATTTAGTGGTATCAAATATAGAATCATAATATAAATTGTTTGAAATTTTATTATCATTAATAATATGATCATAGTTTTTATAAACTTTACCTATTTCATAATTTTCACATTTTGTATGCAAAAAATTATAAATAGTTTTTTGTGAATTAAAATTATTAATCAATATTTTATATTGTTTAGTTTTTTCATTAATTAAAGTTTCATCTATTCTATACTTATTTTTATCAGTTTCATTTAATTTTTCCCATTGAACTATATCTACTTGTGTATTATTTAGATAGTTTTGTTTAGATAATACAGATAATTGATTTTTAATTACATTTAAATTATTAAGTTTATTTAAATAAGATATAAATTCATAAATTAATTTTCCATTATCAAAAGATTTTTTTAAATTAAAAATCAAATTAATAATAGTTAAATCGTTATATGATAAATTATTTTTATTAATAAAATTATTTAAAAATAAAGAATTATAATTATCAATGTTATATATTTTAAATATATTATTTATTAAAGAATGTTGTTCGTATGAGATATTATCTTTATAATTAATAATATTTTTGTATAGTAAATTATTATAATATTCAATATTATATTTGTATTTTAGAATAACATGTTCAATAATAATTATTAAAATATTTTCATAATCATTATCTATAATTATATCTTGTTTAAAATAATCTTTGTAAATATTTAATAAATCATTATATGTGTATATTTCTTTAAAAGTTTCTTTTACTTTATAAAAAATTTTATTTATTAAATTTTTTAAATATTCTTTTTCGTTAATTAATATATTAGAATAAATATCATTTTTTTCTATTAATTTTTTATTTCTAATAATTAAATTCAATAAAGATTTAGCTTTTTCATTATTATTTTTAAAATATTTTTTTTGAAATTTTAAATGTTTAAAATATCTATTGTGTTTTGAAATTGTATTTTGTAGTAAAATTTTTATATTAATAGATTGAATTTGTTTTTTATTAAAGTTATAAATAGACAAGTCATATTTAGATAAAATTTTATCAAATTCGTTAAAATTTTCACATTCTTTAATGTTAGGTTCAATAAATTTAAATATATCAATAGGATTAGGAATAATTTTATTTAAATAATAAGTTAATTTTTTTTTATTAAATTGAATGTCTTTAATGTTTTCAATATTAGTATCAAAATAAACAAAATTATTTTTAGAATAATCTAAAAAGTTAGCATTATTTATATTTTGATACATAGTATAATTTTTTAATAAAGATTTATCATTAGTGTAATTAATATTAAATTGATTAATATTAATTTGATCTACTAAATTATATCCAATATTTTTATTTTGATTAAATTTAATAATATTATTACTACCATGAGATTCAATTTTAACATTTGTTTCATTATTTATTGAATAATTATTAATAAATTGAGGTTGAAAATCATTAATAGATTTAATTAAAATACCACTTATATTAAGTATTTCGCCTTCGGTATGAAGAATTTTAGAAGGAGGAATAACTATACTTTTATTATATTCTGATATATTATGATCTTTTTTATTTTTAGTAGTGCTATAAAATAATTCTGTAGTATTACCACTACCACTACATGTAATTATAGAAGATAGTTTAGTTTTTCGATCAGTAATTATTCTATTAGTGAAGTTATCTTTTAATGTATATATATTTCCATCGGCAATTCTAGATTGTAAATAATTATTTTTTTCAATATTAAAATCGCTTTTTTTTAATAATGTATTACAACGCATAGAAGCAGGAAATTTTAAACAGGATCTATATATAACTTGATTATTTTCTAATGGTTTAGATATATAATATGAGATCATATTTTTTGGTTTTTCAGAACCATGTTCAGTTAAGTCTAATTTATCTTGAAAATATGGTCTATTTAAATAAAAAAAATCTTGTTCAATACCATCAGATTTTTGTGTATATAAATAATTATTATTTTTATCGTAATTATTTTTTGTTATTTCGCCATCATGATATTCTTTTGAATGTTGTTCAAGTGCTTTAATTTCATCGTCATAATTAGAAAAATATAAATCAGGAAATCTAGTTTTATCAATTTTATCTAATTCTAAAATATTTTGTTTTTCCATATGAATTTTTTTTACATCTTTAACTAATGGTTTAATAATAAAATCAGAAAAATCATTATTTATAAAATTTTCAATTAGAGGTTTTTTATAAGAAAAATTAATTTTAGATCTTAATGAATGATCTAATATTTTTTCAGCTTTTTTTTCTAAAATAAATTCTTTTTCATGAATACTAATTTTATTATAAATATTTAAATTAATTAATTGTTCTGTAATACTATTTTTTTGTAAATCATAAGAATATGTTTTTTCATATTCTTTTTTTTCTCTGATAAGAGTTTCTTCACCTATAAAGCATGTATCATACAAATTTATATCTGAATGATCAATTATTGTTAAATTTCCTGTAGTATCTGCAGTATCTGACGCTATTCCTGTAGTATCTGGAGTATCTGACGCTACATCTAATTTTAAATCTTTATTTAGATCATCTCCAACGTCTTGTAGTAAATCTGATTCATTTTTTTTTTTTTTAATAGCATCATCAATTAATTTATTTAAATCTTCAACGTCTATTATTTGCATATTTTTTAAATTTTCTATGCTTTTTACTATTTTTAATTTTTTTTCATCTATTGTTTTAAATACTAAAATTTTACCAATAGCTAAAATACATGTAACTTTATCAACATTATTTTCATGTATTGAAGATATAATTTTAACACAATCTGCTGTTTTTATATTATCAAATTTTTGTAATAAATTAGAATAATCAATTTCTTGTTCAGTCATATTTAATATAAATTAAGAGATTATTTTTAATTAAAAAATACTTAAAACTTATTTATTTAATAATAAATAGTATATTATATGGCAACAATAAAAACATTTTTGATAGATAATAAAAATTTAGAGTTTGAATTAATAAAAGAAAAGTTATTAAATTTACAATTAACAATTAAAGAAAAAAATAACTTATTTATAATTAATTATAATAAAAAAGCAAAAGATAATAATATTAACAAAGAATTAATAAAAGAATGTAGAAGTATAATTTTTGATAAAGATAATTATAATATAATAATGTTAGGATTAATAGGTTCAATTGAATACAATGAATTTAAAGAAAAAATAGATTGGAATGATGTAGTAATTGAAGAATCTATTGATGGGACATTAATAAATTTATACTATTATAATGATATGTGGAATTTTAGCACAAAGAAAACAATAGATGGAAATTGTTATTGGAATACAGAAAAAACTTTTAAAGAATTATTTCTAGAAACAATTAAAAAATATAATTTTAATTTTAATATTTTAAATCAAAAATATTGTTATTCTTTTGTTTTATGTCATCCTGAAGCTAGAAATATTACTTTCTATAATGAATCTAAACTATATCATATTTCTACTAGAAATTTAGAAACACTTGATGAAATAGACGAAGATATTGGAATAATAAAACCTAATATACTAAAAATTAATGATTATAATATATTAGATAATAATTGTAATGATTATGATAAATTATTAGAAAATTTAAATGATTTAGATTATTCAAAAGAAGGTTATATGTTGTTTAGTAAAAATAGAAAACTTAGAACTAAGTTATTAGGAAAAAAACATTTAAATATTAAAGAATTAAAAGGAAATTATCCTTTAATGACTTTAAGAATATTAGAATTAAGAAAAGGAGATAATCTAAAGATGAATAAATTAATGAATTTATTTCCAGAATATATTGAATTAATAAAAAATATAGAAAAAAATATAGATTTATTAGCTAAAAATATATTAAATTATTATATTAAAACAAAAATTTATAAGGAATATATAGATATTCCATGTATTTTAAAAACACCTATTTACAAAATACATGAAATTTATATAAATAATAAAATAAAGAATGATCAAACAATAAATATAAATTTAATAATAATTATAAAATGGCTTAATAATTTAGATGCTAAATATTTATGTTATCTATTAAATAATATAGAAAAATAGATATTACTACCTAAAATATATTTGATTTAGATTTAATCATTTAATTTAATCTATTATTTTCAAAAAAAGCTTGATCATCCTTAATAACAAATGAAGGTAAAATTTGCTCACAAATTGGAATATTTTTAATTTCTTTTTTAATTTTATCTAAATCATTTAATATATAGTTAATAGTTTTAATAAATAACATTTTTACAATGTCTAATTTTAAAATTGAATTTTGAATTGTTTGGATAACATTAGGTTTAGTCTTGTATAATTGAGAATATAATTCATAATAAAATTTATATAAATTGTTATCTAAATTAGAATTTAATTTTAATTTTATTTCAATAGTTTGAGTTAAAGGATGTGGCATTCTATAACTGGAAAATACTATAAAATTGGATTCTATTGGGTTATTATTTTTGCAATATAAAATTTTAAAATAATCCGATAATAAATTACCTAATGTATGATTTTCGTTTTTAATCTCAATTATATATCCAAGTAAATCGTCATTTGATTCGAATATTTTCATTTTATTTTCATTAAATATAATATTTGATTCATCTATTATTATAGAATTAAGTATATCAAATAATTTTAATTCTAATATAATAAAAGAATCATATATTAAATTATTAGCTGGAAGAAATCCAATAGATTCAACAACAAATTTAAATTTATTTGCATCTCCATGAATATTTTTACAATAAACTCTTTGACTATCAAGAAAATCAAATGATTTTTTTAAGATCTGTTTTTCTAAATCAGTATATTTAGGAAGTTCTTTATCTTCTCTTTCTGTATTTTTATATTTTATTTTTTGTTCAAATACTTTGTTAACTTTATCTTCTTCATCTGTTATAAAACTATAAGACACTGTTCCTACTGGACAATATCTTGAATTTATATTTCCAGTTCCAAAATTAGGTTTAGCAATTAATTCTATTTCTTCACCATTATCAGGATTTAATACATTAGGTTTAAGTATATTTAATATAGGATAATCGTTTGTATAAGGATCGGTATTAAAAAATTTAATATTTTCTTTAGATATTTCATGGTTTTCATTTAATTCTAAATGTTCAGAAGTGACAGTTATTATTCGTTGAGCATCATCTGATTTTTGTTTAATATTTTTTATAGCTATTTTAAATTCAGGTATATTATTTGAATTAAAATTATATTGTCGAATACCTATAATATTATTAAATTTAGTAGATAATTGTAAAAATTTATTATTCATATCTATCGGGATAAGTGATAAACGATGTGCTAGAAATTCATTATGTATTCCTGAAGTATTTTTTTTTATATTAATAGAACGATAATTTTCACGATCATCCCATACATCATCAAAAGCAACAATAGGTATTTCAGAAAGTAAAATTCTTCTAATACTATTTGCTAGTGAAACAGGAACATTATGAAGTTCAAATTCTGTTTCTATATGTGTATTAATATTTTTAAAATTTTGAATATATTTATTTGAAAGCATTTATAAAATTTGATATTTTATATTATATAATATATCAAATTTTTTTAAATAATTAATTAATTAATTATATAAAATAAGTATAAAATTTATATAATTTATATCACTTAAAAATATAGAATGTCAAATAAACCAATATTATTTTATTCACCAAATTGTTCATATTGTAAAAATCTTTGGAGAGAATTAGAAAATAAAAATATACTTAATAATATTCATAAAATAAATGTGCATAAAAATGAAATTCCATCAAATATAAAAAGTGTTCCTGTATTATTTATACAAGGTCGTGGTAATTTAACTGGAGATGCTATTAAATTATTTTTTAATAGCTATATTCCTCCAAAAAAAAAAAATTTAAATATCGATAATAAATCTAATAAAGAATCTAATGAAGATAAAGATAATATTAAAGATTTTTTACCAGGAGAAATGGGTAATAATTGGTCAGATAATTATTCTTACATAGATAATATAGGACCTATTAACCATTCTTATTCTTTTTTATCTGATAATTCTAATATACCATTAACAAATAGTATAGAAATAGGAAAACAAGAAAAAAGTAAAACTGGAAAAAATGATGACATATCAAGAAGAATGGAAGAATTAAAAAGTTCAAGAGATAGAGAAATTCAACAAAATATAAGAATTTAATTAAATAAGTTTATTTGTGTTAATAATTATATATTAATAATATAATGTCTATATTGTCAGCTTTTAATGAACAATTATTTAATTTAAGCAAAAATTTATCAGAATTATATTCAAATGATCCCGATTTAGAATTATCAAAAAATACAATTCTTATTTTAAAAAATAATAATCCACGAAAATTGCAAGTTGCTTTCAATACTTATATTTATAAGTTCAAAAAATGTATAATGGATAAAGATGAAACGTTCTTACTAAATAATAATTTTATAAAAGATAATATAGAAAATAATATAGATAATAATATAGATTATGCTGAAAAAATAATGAATAATTTAAAAAAATATTGGATTTATATGGATGAAAATAGTAAAGAAAATATTTGGAAATACTTTCAAGTATTGATTGTTCTTAATGAAAAATGTTTAGAAGAGCAACAAAAATGTGCTACAACAATTAATTATAATCTTTAAATTATTTTATAAGTATTATCCATAATAATACTATTTTAAATGGGCGTGATGTGCTTCCTATTATATAAAATTTATATTATATTGTATTAAATTATTCTGATTACTAAATTGCGTATTATTTTATCTAATTTTTTATAAACTATATATAATGAAATATTTAGAAAATTTTAATAAAAATTTAGAAGAATTTTTGAATAATATATGTGAAATGAATTATAATTTAGATGAAAATTTTATATTTCCATTAACTGGTGATAAATATATATCAGAATTTATAAATAATTGTATAGATAAAGGATTTGATATATCTACTAAAAATGAAATTATATTTTCGGAAAATAGTAAAATAATAAATGGAATAAATTTTAATAAATTATGGAATGATGATTCTATAGAAGATGATCAAAAAAATATAATTTGGAAATATTTACATATTTTATATATTAATTCATATTCATATGAACATAATTTAAATGTAAAAAGTATATTAAATAAATATAAAGATTATGAATTAGATTCAGAAAAATTGGATGAAAGAACAAAAACAGTATTAAATATTATAGAATTTATGAAACAAAATATAGATGAAAATACAGAAATAGATAATATTGATTTAGATGAAAATAACTGTGATAATTCAAATTTTTCAAATATATTGAATCAATCATCAGAAATAAATAATTTATTAGATAGTGAGATTGGAAATTTAGCTAAAGAAATTGTTAAAGATTTAGATCCTTCAAGCATTAATTTAGATAATCCTGATCAATTATTAAAAGGTTTAATGAGTGGTAATTTAGAAGGTGTTGAAAATACTGGTTTAAAAGATCTAATAGGAACAGTTGTTAACAAATTGGAAAATAAAATGACGAGTGGTGATATTAACGAAGAAAAATTATTAAATGAAGCCAACAAAATGATGGGAAAATTTGGATTATCAAAGGATATGTTTGAAAATAATGATTTAGATAATGTTGATTTATCAAATATAAATGATAATATGAATAATATTTTTAAAGATATAAACGAAAATTCAGATTTTTCTAGTTTTTTAAAAAATATGAATAATTCTTCAAAAATTAACAACAAACAAGATAATAAAGATAATTTACAAAAACGAAGAGATTATTTAAAAAAAAAATTAAAAAAAAAAAAAAAAAAAAAAAAAAAAAAAAAATAAAAAAAAAAAAAAAAATTAATAGAAGAAAAAAAATTTAAAGAAGAAAATACATTAGATACTAATACAAATTAATTATTTCTAATATTATAATAATTAATATGAATTATAATAAAAGTAAAATAAATAAATTTAATGAAATAGGTGATAAATTTTGGTATGATGATCCTAATATATTATTTAATTTTGATAGAATTAAAGATTTTTTTCCACATTCTACAATGTCATTAGAAGAACAATTAAATGCATATACAAGATTAGCATTTTACATATCTATTATTATGTATTTTTATTCAGGTAATTATTATTATTTATTTATTTTTATAATTACAATTATATTTACATTTTTAATTTATAAAAATAATTTTGAAAAACAAAATATAAATAATTATATTGAAAAATTTGGTAATGATTATTATCCTGTTAAATATATTTTTCCTAGTAAAAATAATCCATTTATGAATATATCTATGGAAGATTATACTGAAAATCCAAATAGACAAGTTATTACAAAAAATCCATTGTTTTATAATAATAAAAATATTTTAAATAAAATTAATAATAAATTTAATATAAATTTATATAAAGATTTGGATGATATATTTGACAAAAATAATTCTCAAAGACAATTTTATACAACACCAATAACAACTATTCCAAATGATCAGGGCAAATTTGCTAATTGGTTATATAATAAAAATAAAACATGTAAAGAAGGAAATGGTTATCAATGTGTAGTCAATAATTTTAATCCACCTTATAGAAACAAATAAAAATTCAATTTATAAATAATATTGTATTTATAAATTATATTGTATATATGTATAAGGTATTATATGTATAGTAAAAAAAAAAGAAAAACTATTGTCAAATTATACTATTTTTATTAATATTTAGTTGAATTAGATTATTTTAATATTATTTTAGTAAAATAATACTAAAATAATACTAAAATGAAAGAAAATAATTAAGAAGTAAATTATAAATATATATATATAATAATATAATATGAATAACGATTTTTTTTTAGAAAATCAATACAATAAAAAAAAAATTTTATCTTGTTTAGAAAAAAATAATAAAAAAAAAATAAATTTTAATATACAAGGATTAAAAAGATTATCAGATGATAATTGTTATATAGATTACAAATCTAATACTATACAAAAACCATTTTTACACATAATAAATAATTTTCATGATTGTAGATGTTTAGCTCCCAATGTCAAACAATTATCATTAGAACAACCTAATATAATATATAAAGATGGGTATGGATGGACATCAATAAAAGGATGTAATATAGATAATGACTCAAGATTAAGAAATGCGCGTAATTTAACTAATATAAAATGTAAAAATCAACTATTCCAACGACCTTATAATACTATACCTTATATGGGTAGAGGTGAGGGAGATATCTGTGTAGAAAATAAACTATTACCAGGAGAAGATACATTTCAAAATAGACCATGTAATAATTTGGCAGGTATTAATATTGACAGATTTATTCCTCAAATTCCATGTATAAAAGAAAATATACAAAATCCTATAAATATTATACCTGAAGAAAATAATTTATCATGGATAAGAGGAGGACAACCGTCTAGACAAGTTATAAGAGATAAAGATTATTTAAAGAAATGTGGGTTAAAATATAATGGTAAATATTGGGGTAAAGAACAAAATTTAAATTAATATTAATATTAAAGATTTTTTTAAATTTATTTATAAAAAAATTCTTAATATATATTATATTAATAATGAGTTCAAATAGATTAATTTATGATACTTGTGCTTACACAAAAAAAATTGATGAAAGCGTTAGTCCACTTCAATATATTCTTAATCCAATGAAATATGAAAATTGTAATAAATGTAGACATGAATTAGGATTAGTAAGTGGTCCAGCTGTAAGTCATATACAAGGAAATTTAGTAGATTTAGAAAATGATTTAAGAGGAGCTACAAGAGAATATAGTTTATGTCCTTCAAAAAAATATACACCAGGGCAAAATATTTATGCTCCCAGTGTTAAGGGATGTAATAAAACTAAAGAAGTTAACACTAATATGTTACATCTTCCTCCTTGTCAAATGATTAGATATAAACCAACACCTATGCCTAAACCTCTTGACATTCCTAATTGTAATAAAATTCCTGAATTATCAAATCCTAATGTTTGTGGACAAAAATGTTTTTAATTGATATTATATAGAATTTAATATATTAAAATTATAAAATTTTTATCTGTATAATATATAATATATATATGAGTTTTAATAGACTGAATTATGATACAGGAGCATATAATCAAGATATAAATCAATCAGTTGGACCAGGTGCTTATAAATTAGCTGATCCTAATAGTTCTTGTACAAAACAATGCTATCCATATCCTCCATCTGTTAGATTACAAAAACAGGGTGTTTCTATTGATAAATCAAGATTTTTAATTGATATTGATTCAGAATTAAATGGATTATTTAAAAAAAATACTAAAGATCCTTCTAAAAATTATGTTCCTTGTTGTCCAGAGACTGTATGCACATCGGGTGAAATATGTGGTCAAGGTGTATCAGGTATTTGCACAAATAAAAATTTAAAAAGAGGAGAAAGATATCCAGATAATAATTTATATCATTTTGAAGACTGTTTTATTCCAGATGAACACACTAGATTATCGAACCCCTCTTGTAATTTGAGAGGAACTGGATGGAATAGATGGGAATGGTTATGTTTAGATCCACAAGAAAGAACCGAAATTCCATTTGATTTTAATATTTCTAATAGGATTGTTGTTAAAGATAATCATAGACCATGTATTCCTTATCCTGTAGATCAAACCTTAGTTCTACCAAAAGGTAGACCACTTCCTTGTCATAATACTAATATAACGTGTGGTGTATTTACGGATCCTCCATCAGTTAATTGGAGAAATTGTAATCAAATTAAAAATTACTAAATTAATTATTATATAGTTAAGATTATACTTTATAGTGTAAATCTTTTATTTAATTTAGAAAATAAATTAAACAAAAGATTGTTTTATTTCTTAGATTTATTTAATAAACCTTACATTATTATTACTATTTTATTTTTAGTCTTTACATATATAGACTATTAAAGTATCAATATTAAATCAATTATTTTTTTACGAAGTATTCTGATTTAAAGGTATAATAGTAAAAAAAAAAAAAATTTATTTATATTATAATAAAAATGGAATACATTTTAGCTGGAACAGTTATTGGAGCTGGATATTTTTTAAGTTCTAATAAAAAAAAAAATATAGAAAATAAATTTAGTGATGATAAAAAAATTAATATTGAAGTTGAACCTTCTCAATCAGATATATATTCTTCAAATTATTATAAAAAATCTAAATTAATAGAATCTAATTTAGCAAATAAAAGATTTAGCATGGCAAAAAATGCGATAGATTCCAATATTATTCCACCACAATTTAATAATAGAATTATAAATGATCAAAATAATGCTATAAAATATTTACAATATCCAAGTAAAAATAATACTAATAATAATAAAAATACATATATAAGCACATTATCTGGAAAGCCTATTGATATTGATGAATTTACGCATAATAATATGAGTCCTTTTTTTGGAAGTAGTGTTAAACAAAATACATATGAATTTGCTAATCAACCATTATTAGAATTATATACTGGAACTTCTAATTTATCTTTAGAAAAAAATGCTATAAAACCTATGTTTTCAGCATGTAAAAATAATATTCATGGAACACAAAATAATACTAAAGAAGAATATAGTAGATATATTGGTTCTAAAATGAAAAATAATGAAAAACCTATGGAATCTCAAATAGTAGGTCCTGGATTAAATAATGGATATACCCATTTGCCATCTGGAGGTTTTTCACAAAATGATACAAGAGATTATATGTTACCTAAAAGCACAAATGAATTGCGAGTTTTAACCAATCCTAAAATTACTTTTGAAGGACGTATTATTCCTGGAAAAAATACAATAGTAAATCCAGGAAAACAAGGGAAAGTTGAAAAACATCGTCCAGATACATATTCAAAATGGGATAAAAAACGGCTTTTTACAACTACAGGAGCATATACAAAAGAAAAAGTTAAACCATGTTTAATTATGAAAAATACTAATCGTAAAATAACTAAATCATATACTGGATCTGGAGCTCCAGTAGTTAATAAGAAAGAAACATTTAGACCGAATGTTAGAGTGTCTACTAAAAATAATTATTTAACGTCTGGGCCAAGAAATTTAATAAATAAAGATAAAATTAATGACTTTGGAAAAGATTCTATAAATTTACCTTCAAATGAAAGAGACATTACTGGATTACGAACACATACTACTAATTTGACATCTATTGTTAAAGCTATTATTTCACCTATAGAAGACATTTTTAAGACTACGCGAAAAGAAAATGTTATAGGAAATATTAGACAATCTGGAAATTTTAATTCTAATAATAAAAAACAATATACATATGATCCAAATGATATTGCTAAAACTACTATTAAAGAAACAACTATTCACGATAATACTATAGGAAATTTAGCTGGAAAAAATAAATTAACTATATATGATCCTAATGATGTAGCAAGAACAACTATTAAAGAAACTAATATACATAATAACTATTCTGCTAATATTAAAAATTCAAATAAAATTACAGTTTATGATCCTAATGATATTGCAAGAACAACTATTAAAGAAACTAATATACATGATAATAGAAGTGGTAATATAGAAAGTAGAGATCGTGGATATACCTATGATCCCAATGATATTGCAAGAACAACTATTAAAGAAACTAATATACATGATAATAGACGTGGTAATATAGAAACTAGAGATCTTGGATATACATATGATCCCAATGATATTGCAAGAACAACTATTAAAGAAACTAATATACATGATAATAGACGTGGTAATATAGAAACTAGAGATCGTGGATATACATATGATCCCAATGATATTGCTAAAACTACTTTGAAAGAAACTAATATACATGATAATAGACGTGGTAATATAGAAACTAGAGATCGTGGATATACATATGATCCTAATGATGTAGCAAGAACTACTTTGAAAGAAACTAACATACATGATAATAGGCATGGTAATATAGAAAGTAGAGATCGTGGATATACTTATGACCCTAATGATATAGCAAGAACTACTTTGAAAGAAACTAATATACATGATAATAGACAAGGTAATATAGAAACTAGAGATCGTGGATACACATATGATCCCAATGATATAGCAAGAACAACTATTAAAGAAACTAATATACATGATATAAGAACTGGAAATATAGAAAGTAGAATTAATAGAGGAGCAGTAATAGATCCTGAAACTTCTAAAGCAAAAATTACAAATCGTAATACATTAGATCAAAAAGAAACTGTTCTTAATATGAATCTGCCTGATAGAGGTTATACTTATGATCCTAATGATATTGCAAGAACAACTATTAAAGAAACTAATATTCATGATATAAGAACCGGTAATATGGAATCTAAAGACAAGGGATATACTTATAATCCAAATGATATTGCTAAAACTACTATTAAAGAAACAAATATAGAACTTGTTCGAACAGGTAATATAAATAGATTAGAAGGAAATGAAGGAGGTTATTTAACTAATCCAAAACAAATTTTGAATACAAATAGAGAATTTACAAGTAGTGAATATATGGGAGTAATGGATGGTGATATTAATGGAGGAGGTAATGGTTATTTAACCAATAAAACTGAAGCTCCTAATACTAATCGTCAATTTTTTACAAAAGAATATACAGGGAATGCCGATAGTATAAATAGTAAACCAGCAACTTATGAAGAATATTATAATGCCACTATAAATCAACTTAGAGAAGGCACTCTTGAAGGCAGAAATCCAACTCCATCAAATGTATCGTTAGGAATTAATAAAAATATGATTAATCAAGAAAGTAAAAAAATTGAAGGTGATCATATTAATTCAAGAGAGTTAAATACTACTAAAATATATAATTCTATAAATTATATAGAACCATGTTCTATAACAGTTAATAAACAGGATGTTAATAATGATAAAATTATAGATAGAATTGAACCATCAACATTAGATGCATTTAATAATAATCCTTACACTAAACCACTTGATAGTTATATTTTTAATTAAAAAATTATAGTTTTCACAAATTGTCTTATGATTATAAAATTTCTATAATTATTTTTAGTAAATAAATAACAATATTTAATTTAGGAGATAAATTTAAATCAAGTGTTATTAATATCAGTCTATTATTTAATTAATTCCAATTAATTGGTTTTTTATTCCATTCTATAAGTTTATTATTTATTTGAGAAAAATGTTTACATCCAAAAAACCCTCGATATGCTGATAAAGGACTTGGATGAACAGATTCTAATATAAAATGTTTATTAGTATTTATTAATGATTTTTTTGCTCGAGCAAAATTACCCCAAAGTACAAATATAACTTTATCACAATTATCTGAAATATTTTCAATTAATTTATTAGTAAAATTAGACCATATATGTAAATGTGATTCAGGACATTTTTCTCTAACAGTAAGAGCAGAATTTAAAAATAATATTCCTTGTTTAGCCAAATCCTCAAAATTACTATTTATTCTATTAATTTTAATATCATCTGATATTTCTTTTAAAATATTTTTAAGAGAAGGTGGATTAGATACGTGATTAGGAACGCTAAATGCAAGTCCATTTGCTTGTTCTTTTTGATGATAACAATCTTGTCCTATAAATACTATTTTTAAATCTTCAATGTTAAAATATTTAAATGCTTGAAATATATTATCATTTGGAGGAAAAATCATTAAGTCAGGTTCATATAAATTTCTTTCTTGTTGTATTTTACTCATGACTATATCCAGTTCGTTTTTATTCAATTGTAATAAATTTTGCCAATTTGTATTTAACATTTTAATACAATTTATTTAATATATAAAAATTAAATCAATTTTTATATATTAAATAAATATTATTTCGCTTTATCTAAGATATTTTTTTATATTTTTAAATAAACTAAATATAATGAATAATTCTCATCAAATATTAATAGAAGCTAAAAATGAATATACTAAACAATTAACAAAATTATTAACAAAATCTATGTATGAAGGTATAGATTCAGTATATAAATTTTCGATAAAAGAACCAAGTTCACAAATTTTAAAAAAATTTCAAGAACATTTAAGTAATATTCCAAAATGGAATAAAACTATGATTAAGGATGAATATTTAAGAATTTTAAATAAAGTAGAATGTGATTGGGTAGAAGAATTAATAACAGCAGTATTTGTAAGTCATACAAAAGTTTTAACAGTAATAAAGAATTCCGAAAAAAATAATAAATCAATAGATTTAAAGATACCCTGTGGAGAACATTTTATACATAAATGTTATATAGAATGTGCCAGACAATTCTGGAAACGTCCATATTTATTAGATCATAGAATAAATAATATAGATAAACAAAGAAATATTAATGAATCAGAGAATCTAATATCAATAAGTATAGAAGAAACTATACGTAATATGCTACCGGTAAGAACAATTTTAAAACAATATTTAGGAAAAGATTATCAAGATGATATAGATGATGATGATTTATCTCAAAATATACCTAAAACTCATAAAGATAATATAAAAAAAATGGTGCAAAAGGAAATTGAAATGTCTTTAAATAATTTTGAAAATAAAAATGATAATAATATAAATGATAATTATTCTAATTATAAATTAGATACAGCAAGTATTATCAGTTACAAATTAGAAAATTTAAATGAAAAAGAAAATATAAATCTAGATGAAACTAAAAGTAAAAATTCAATAGTGGTAGTAGAAGACATAAAGAGTAAAAATTCTATAGAAATAGTAGAAGACATAAAGAGTAAAAATTCTATAGAGATAATAGAAGATATAAAGAGTAAAAATTCTATAGAGATAGTAGAAGATATAAATAGTAAAAATTCTATAGAGATAGTAGAAGATATAAAGAGTAAAAATTCTATAGAGATAGTAGAAGATATAAAGAGTAAAAATTCTATTGAGATAGTAGAAGACATAAAGAGTAAAAATTCTATTGAGATAGTAGAAGACATAAAGAGTAAGAATTCTATAGAGATAGTAGAAGACATAAAGAGTAAAAATTCTATAGAGATCGTAGAAGAAAGTATCAGAAATAAAAAAAAAAATAAAAATAAAAATGTAGAAGTTATTAATAATAAAAATTCAAAATATATATATTTAGAAAATGAAAATATAAATGATAATTCAAAAAGTATATATTTGGAAAATGAAAATACAGAAAATAATTCAAAAAATATAAAAAATGACTTAGATAGCGAAGATATAAATTTTAGTAATTCTATTTTAGAATTAGAAAAAGAACTAAGTGAAATATCTAGTAATAGTAAATTAACAAAAAGTCCAAAAATTTTAGCAAATGATAATTTATTTGATGATGCAATATATTTTAAAAATGAATAAAAAAAATTAGATAAATATAAAAAAAAATTTTCTATGTTTGAATTATAAATGATAAAAATAGAAAACGAATATTATATACCAATGTTTTTAGGAATATTATCTATAGGAATATTGTATTTAGAAAATATAATAAATAATAAAAAAAAAAATTTAGATAATTTTTTGAAATTATTAATAATAGTAATAGTGACTTCTGTATTAACTATTTATTTATGCAAAACAGTTGTAGTATCAAATATAAAGATAACAGAAGATATATTAACAGGGGATCCAAATTTTTAAATTAATATGATTTTTTAACATTAACAACGGGACCCTTACGTGAATTTCTAATATTAATATTTTCATTTTCATGATCATCATCATCATCAAAATTAGGATTATAATTTTCAGAATGATATTGCCAAAATTGAGGAGCACCTAATTGAAAATCGTCATGTGGTGAAGCTTTATACCAAAATACTTGATCTTCCAATTTATTAGTTTTCGCATTATTATTTATAACCAAACATTCAAAATTTTCGGTGCATTGATCCATAACTTGAGAAAATACATCAAATGATGGAAACATTCCAGCATATTGTTCATAAAGTCTTTTTCTATTAGAAACTATATTTTCTCTTAATATAAAAGTAAAATCAATATTAGTTCTTAGGTTAGGAGGAATACCAAGTGCATATTGCATAGTAATTACAAACATTACTTTATAATGACGTCCATTCATAAAAAGGGATCTAATATTTTTATGATTTACCCAAGATTTATCATACAAACAATCATCTAATATAATAAATGCTCTTGGGTCAATATTTGAATTATTATAATCGATTATTTCTTTATTAATAGCACAAATAACTTTTTTTTGTCTTTTAAGCATATTTGTAATAATTTCGGCACGATATTCGCCATGAATAAATATACTTGGCATAATTTTAGAGTAAAACGCATTTGCGCCTTCAGTGCCTGAAATAACAGTTCCAACAGGTACATCTTGATGAAAATATAATAAATCTTTAACTAAAAAAGATTTACCTGTTTCTCTTTTACCTATTAAAACGATAACTTTATCATCTTCAATCATATTCATATCAAATTTTTTTAATTCAAGAGCCATATCTACTATGATAGATGTATTTTTTTTTTATATTGTATTTACGCATTATAATTCATTAAAATTAGTGATATATTATCATTACTTCCATTTTTAATAGCTTGTAAAATTAAATTTTGTGATATTTTATTAATTTCAAAATAAAAATTATATTGTGAAATAATTTTAGTAATTTCATTAAAATTTATAAAATCCCAAAAACCATCAGTAGCAATAATAATTATATAATTTTCTATTGTAGAAAAACTATATATATCAGGTATAATAGAGACCGCACTATTAACACCATCATATTTATTTTTTAAAAATTTAAATTTAAAATCACCAAATGATTTTGAAACAGCTAATTCATTATTAATTCTATAAATTCCATTATTATTTGTCACATTACATTTTGAATTTATAATTCTATCATATTCAATAATATTATTTGGACGATGTTGTATAGATTCAAATTTATTTTGCATATTATAATTTAAAATCAATGTTTTAGAATCACCTAAATTAATTGTTATAATTTTTTCATTGAATATATATAATAATATAGCAGTGCTTCCTTGTTTTTTAAAATTTTTTTTATATAAAATTTTATCTATTTTTATATATTCTTTATAAATATTTTCTTTAATAATATTATAATCAGTATTAAAATTTTTATATTTAATAATACATTTATTAACATTTTTAAATAAACTAGGAAGAATATTAGATATTTCTTTACCACTATGACCATCAAATAATCCTAATATTTTGATATCATCAATTATATCAAAATAATAAAAATCATCCATAGAATTTCGTTTACCTTGTATTTTTGAAAATGTTGTTTGTAAATCCTTAAAATATAATTGTTGAATATTAAATTTATCTGTTGATTTAATATTTTCTATATTAAATGATAAAGAATTATAAAGACTCTTTATATTTTTTTCATAATTTTTCATTTATAAATATTAATAGAGAATAAGATCATTTCATTTCAAATTAAAACACAGGATAAATCTATAGAAATAAATAGAATGTTTATATATAAGCTAATTTAAATAAATAGAAAATAAATCAAGTAAAATTAAGTATATATATATTTTATTATTAAAAATTAATATAGTTAAAACATTCCTTAATTTTAGCTATTTAGATTTTAATTAATTACTTAAAGTTTAATTCAAGACAAATAAATAAATGAATAATTTATATTTTTATAATAGATTAGGTTTAAAAATACATAATTATAAAGAAAAAGAAGAACTAAATAATTCTATAAGCAAATTATTTAAAATTAATTTAATTAATAATTTTTCAAGTATATTATGTTTATTTAATAAAAATAGAATTTGGAATTATACTTTAAATAATTCTAGACAAATTTTAAAACTTATAAAAAAAAAAAAACAAGTTCATATTAATTGTGGAATATATAAAGGATTAATAAAATATAAAAAAAATAAATATTTTACAAATGTATTTGTAAAAGAATGTCATATTTTAAATTCGGATTTAGAAATGACAAGTAATGATGAATATAATGATTATTTAAAATATTTTTATAAATATGATATAAATAGTTCTAGTAATATTGAAATCTTTGTATTATATATAACATCTAAATTATATGAATTAGGAATATCACCTAATTTTCAATTATTTTATGGTTTTAACATAGTTAATATGAAAAAAGCAAGTACAGAAATAATTAATAATAAAGAATTAAATTATTTTAATAATTTAAAGAAATATAATAAATTTAAAATATATAAAAAAAAAAAAAATTATTATTTAGAGAGAAACAATATACCTTGTGTTTTATTATATAGTGAATTATTAGAAGATAGTTTGTATAATTATATAATTGATACATCAAATATTATAGAATATGAATGGTCATGTTATATATTTCAAATAATAGCGGCGTTAAGTATATGTCAAAAATATTTTAATTTATATCATAATGATTTACATTTATCTAATATAATGTATAAATACACAAAAGAGAAATATTTATATTATGAATATAATAATAAAATATATAGAGTAAAAACATATAATAAAATAATAAAAATAATAGATTGGGGTAGAGCAATCTATAAATTTAATAATTATGAAGGAAAAAATAGTGTTTATAATTCAGATGGTATTGCATTTGGACAATATATTTACAATCGAATAAATAATAAAGGTAAGAAAGAAATCAATTATAATCCTTCAAATGATTTAGTAATATTAGGTTCAAATTTAATAAATGTAAATTTATTTCCCAAAAAGGGAAAATTATTTAAGTTAGTAAAAAATTGGTTAAAATACAAAAATTTAAATATATGTAATATACAAAAAGATTCATTTAGTATTTATAAAACAGGAGCTAAATTTTGTGAGAATGCAATACCAGAAAAACAAATTGAAAATATAGTTTTTAATAAATTGAGAGTAGACTCCAAATTAATTAAAAATAAAAAAATATATAAAATATAGTTATTAAATTAATAATTATAATAGTTTTAAAAATAAATTAATTATCAAATGGAGATATATTTTCAATAAATTCATTATTATCGTTAAAAGGATATGTAGACCATGTGCTTTTTTTATCAAACATGTCACTATATAATTTTTTAAGATCAACATTATTAAGTTGTTCTTCATAAAATGTTCTTGGAATATATCTATATTCAATTTTAGCAGGTTTATTATTTTTTTGATTTTTTTGATATCCACTAGTAATAAAAATAATACCTAATATAAAAATTATTAAAATAATAGATTTCATAAATAAATATAATATAGATTTTATTTTATATTATATTTATTATTTATTAAATATGAATTATTATGTCCATGTATTAAGGAATTAAACTAAGAATTATTTATATTTTTTTTAGCTAGCCATGGGTCTTCTTTTTCTAACGAATTTTTTAAAATATCATTACTGATATCAAAATTAGAATTTTCTTGTGTAGAATTTTCTTGTGTAGAATTTTTTTGTGTAGAATTTTCTTGTGTAGAATTTTCTTGTGTAGAATTTTCTTGTGTAGAATTTTCTTTTGTAGAATTTTCTTGTGTAGAATTTTCTTCATTCAATATAATTTGTTTATTTTTTAATTTAGAATCTTCGGATTCTTTCATAGCTTGTTGTTTAACATAATCAACATGTTCTCTAAAGTGATCATCTTTTGAATTTTGATTTTCTTTATATTTTTTAACAAGTTGATTTAATTCATTCTCAAAATATTCTTGATTTTCAATATTATGTGGATTAGGATCCCATGGTAGCCAAAAACCTACCTGACCAACAAATACATTAAAATTTTTATCTTTTTTTTGTAATAATTTAGCACGCACTTGAGCTTCTTTAAGAGTATCATACATTCCGCGAACTTTAATACCTCTTACTGTAGTTTGAAAATTATTTAATTCATTATATTCTTTTTCAAATTCTTCATCACGATTATATAGATAATCTAAATATTTTTCCTGAATATTATCTAAATATTCAGTATTTAAATTAATATTATTTTCTTTAATTAAATGATTTAAATATTTTTTTATTTTAAATAGATTTTTATCTAAAATTACATTTTCGGGAGAGATAAATGATAAACAGACATAATTTTGACCACGAATAGGTTCATCTGATTCTAGAAAATCTTCCTTAGATTCCTCTAAATTTTTAACACTCATTTATTTATTATATAAATATAGAAGCTTTAAGTAAATATAAAAAAATTAATTATAACATTAAATATTTTTCATTAAAATTTTTTCTTTTTATAATATATAAATAAATGGATAGATTACAAAAAGAAATTGATGATTTACAATCGTCTTTTGATTTACAAGAAGTTATAAAGAGAGCAGTAAAATATTTAGTAGAAGGTTTTGCAGTTGCAGTAGCCGCTTATTATATACCTAAAGGCAATAAAAAATTAGAAATTGAAGAAATTACATTAATTGCAGTCACTGCAGCGGCCACTTTTGCTGTATTGGATATGTATGCACCAAGTATAGGATCTGCAGCTAGACAAGGAACTGGATTTGGTATTGGTGCTAATCTATCCGGATTTCCTAAATTAGCTTAAATAAATATATAGTATATATAAATCAATTTTATTAAATTCTTTTTTTTTTTTTATTAATAAACATAGAAATGCAAAATATTTTGAAAAAATGTAAATATAAATATTCATTTTTTCAAAATATATTTAAAATTACTTCTTAAGAATAATTAAAGATATAAATATAAATAAATTTGTATTTACTCATTTAAATAATTATATCTATGATAAAAATTTTAATTATATTAAAAATAATATTTATAATAGATAAAGTATCTTAAAAATTAAAAATATTACTATTTATATAGTTTTAATATATTGCCATTTAAGTTCCTCACAAATTTTTTTCCAAATTATATCTTGTTCAGCCAATTTTTCTCTAGATTTTAATAAACTAAAATGTTTTAAAAATTCATCCATCTCTAATAATTGTAAACATTTGTATAGAACGTATGAATATGATAAAAAATTACTTCTTTTATTAGGACAATGACTCATCCAAGGATTTTGTATTTCTTTAAACATCATTCTTAATTTTTCTTCAACATCTCTATCAATAATAGGAGCAGGTCGACCACTTAATCTATTAATAATATGTGGAACATGTTCATAGTATTTATTCAAATTAAGTTTTTTTAGAATATCTCTAACTTTACTAATTTTAAGATTTTTCATATCAACATAACTTTCTTTTAATAATTCATTTTTAATTAATTTATATATATCTTTAGATATATCTGTTGATTCTTTTGCTTGAAATTGTGCAAGCCATTCATTAAAATGATTAATTCTTTTATATGCAAAATAACTAATTTCTCTTGGAGGTTCTTTATAAGAAGGTTTATCAGAATCAATTAAAATTTTTTCTTGTGTTGCACAATTAGGACATATCATTATACCTTCCGATTGGTAAAAAATTCTTTCACTATAACAATCTATACAATAATCAATATTAATAATTTCTAGATTAGAATCGGGAATATATTTATCATCAATATAATTAAAGTATTTTTCAATAATTTCCATTTTTGAATATTCTTTATTATTATTTTTTTTATCTATAGAATTATCTAATATTTCATCTGATTGTATAGATTTATTGCTATTAGTATCATTTATTTTATTTTCATTATTAATCAATTTATAAGTAAAAAAATCTACTACAGATTTGTTTTTATTTAGACACTCATTGTTATTTTTATTTTTATGTTTTTTATTAGAACGATCATCGTTATAATATTGATATAACATATGACTGGTATTAATTAGATATTTATTTACATTTGTAAATTTTTCAATAGTATTAATTTCTTTGCTTAATGATTCTATTTCTTCTTTTAACAATAATTTATTTTCAATTTCTATATCAGATAGATTATAAGAATTTTTAATTGATAAAGTTTCATATTCATTTTTTAATTGTTCTAATTTTTTATATTTTTTATAAATATTTTTTTTATTATCATTAAAATTTTTAATTTTATTAGTATGTTCAGCATCTAAAGTAATTCTCAAGTCAGATTGTGAAGTTTTATTTCTTGATTTTTTTTCTTTAAATAAAACCATTTTAATAAAAAGATAATTAATCTTTATATCAAATTAATTAATTCGTTATTTTATTTAATAAAAGATATATAGTATATTTAAATGAATGATTTAGAATTTAATTTAGATATATTAAGTCTACATAAAATGTTATTTATATATAATGCTGTTTTAAATGGCTGGATAGTAAAAAAACTTTCTAATAATAATTTTGAATTTAAAAAAAACAAAAATGATGTTAAGAAAGAAATATATTTAGACGATTTTTTAAAACATTTTGTTAAAGAAAACCTAAACATAGACCATATTATAGAAAATATAAATTTAAACTAGTATATAATATATATAGTTAATTTATTTATAATTATTTGCGTTTTTAATAAAAATATTTTCTATTTATATATTATAATTTAAAATGGGTGGTGGTTTAATGCAATTAGTAGCCTATGGTGCTCAAGATATATACCTTACTGGTAATCCTCAAATAACTTTTTTTAAAGTAGTCTATAGAAGACATACTAATTTTTCAATGGAAGCAATCGAACAAACATTCAATGGTAATCCTGGATTTGGAAAAAAAGTAAGTTGCACTATATCCAGAAATGGAGATTTAATTCATAGAGTATACTTACAAACTACATTACCTGAAGTAGATTTATCTTCAGACCCTAATGTAAGTCCTATAACTGGACAACCAAATTTAAGAGAATTTAATTGGGTAAATTGGGTTGGACATCAATTAATTAAGAATGTTGAAGTCGAAATTGGTGGTCAAAGAATAGATAAACATTATGGTGAATGGCTTCATTTATGGAATGAACTTACACAATCACCAGGTCTTCAAGCCGGATATGCAAGAATGGTAGGAAATGTTCATAAATTAGTTACACCAAATACAAGTTCGGGATCTAAATTTGATAAAACTACTCTATATATTCCTCTTCAATTCTGGTTCTGTAGAAATCCTGGTCTAGCTTTACCTTTAATTGCTCTACAATATCATGAAGTAAAAATTAATGTTGAATTCAATGATTTAGATGCTTGTGCTAGTGGTTCATCTACAGCTGATGGAATGAGAAATCCTACACTTAATAATCAAGATAATTCTAATGCTAATATTACCTTTAAAAATGGTGATTTAAGTTTAGAAGATACTGCTTTATGGGTTGATTATATTTACTTAGATACTGACGAACGACGAAGATTTGCCCAAGTTTCACATGAATATCTAATTGAACAGTTACAATTTACAGGAGAAGAATCTATTAGCACTGTAAGTAATAAAGTTAAACTTAATTTTAATCATCCTATTAAAGAACTTGTATGGGTTGTTCAATCACAAAAAAATGTAGGATTTAAACAATTTACTAATTATTCTGATTATCCTGATAATTCATTCCTTACTGGTGAAACAATGGATCCACTTGGTCTAGGACTTACTGGACCGCTTGATCTCGGTTTAGGAAATTTTAATCAGGGACAAAATAATGACAATCTTGGTCAACAATTACATATGAATGGCACTAAAGCAGAATTCGATGTAGGTGTCAATCCTATTGTCACGGCTAAATTACAACTTAATGGACACGATCGTTTCCAAGAAAGAAGAGGTGATTACTTTAACTACGTTCAACCATACCAACATCATACTAATACTCCAGCTCTTGGAATCAATGTTTACTCATTTGGTCTTAAACCTGAAGAACATCAACCTTCTGGAACATGTAATTTCTCAAGAATAGATAATGCTACTTTACAAATGACTGTCACTCCCGCAACTGTACATAATACTACTGCTAAAGTTCGTGTATATGCTACAAATTATAATGTTCTTAGAATTATGAGTGGTATGGGTGGTCTTGCTTATTCAAATTAAAGTATATATTATATATTAATTATTTTAAATATATAATTTATACTTCTTTTGAAATATTTAACATTTTTTTTTCTAAATTAGATACTTCTTTCTTTAGTTCATCTATCGTAATATTTTCGCTTAATTCATTTTCTTTCATATCATCTTGATTAGTTTCTAAATTCATCTTATTTATCATATTTTCTAACTTTGTCTCATCTATATTTTTCATAATATTCTCTTCTTTATCTTGATATTCTTGTTCTTCTGGTTGCTCTTGTTCTTCTGATTGCTCTTGTTCTTCTGGTTGCTCTTGTTTATTTTGTATCTCTTGTGTCTCTTGTATATTTTCATTTTCTAAATTTATACCATTATCTAATAATTTATATATTCTTTTAGAATATTCATTAACATTCCTTAATGAAAATCCGCTATTTAAACAACTTGTATCATATAACATACATATTAATTCATCAATATATTCTTTTTCTTTTTCAGACACTATCATTTTATCTAATCCACTTATTATTGGATGATTTATGTTTATTTCTAAAGTTTTTTTTCTATTTAACATATAATTATTTATTTTTTCCAAAGGTTGTGATTTCATAATTCTTTCCATATTTGCAGATAAATTAGATACTAAACAACAAGGTGAATCAACTATTCTATCAGAAATTATAACTTTTTCTAAATTATCATTTAAAACTTCTTGTATTCTATTACATAATTTCTCATATTTAACACCTATATCTTTCTCTGTATTGTCCTCTTTTTCACCTAATTCTAAATCATCTTTATTTATACATATAAATTTTATATCTTTCGAATCATGTTTATATGATGTTAATATTTGTGATATATATTCATCTATTGTTTCCGTAAAATATAATACTTCTATATCATTCTTTTTTAATCTTTCTGTATAAGGTGAATTCTCTAAAATATTTACGTTCTCTCCTGCTATATAATATATACCAGACTGATTCTCTTTCATCCTATTTATGTAGTCATCTAATTTTATTAATTTATCTGTAGATTTTGAAGAATAAAATCTAAATAAATCTAAATATTTTTGTCTATTTTTATCATCTTCATGATACCCAGCTTTTATATTTTTAGAATATTCTTTGTAAAATTCTTCATATTTTTCAATATCTTGTTGCAAATCCGAAAACATTGTCAGAATTTGTTTAATTATAACTTTCCTTATTATTTCTACTGTTTTGCTTTCTTGTAACATTTCTCTTGAAACTGTTAATGGCAAATCTTCACAATCAACTATTCCTTTTACAAAATTTAAATAATGTGGCACTAAATCTCTACAATTATCTGATAAAAATACCCTTTTTACATATAATTTTATATTATTTGAATTATCATTTTCTTTTATCATAAATGGATTGAAATCACATTTTGGAATATATAATATACCTTTCACTGATACTTGACCTTCTATTGAAAAATGTTTATATATATAATACTCATTTAAACCATATGTTTTTTTTGTAATATCTTTATAAAAATTTTTATAATCTTCTTCTGATAAAGTTTCAGAATTCTTTATCCATATTGGTTTTTGATCATTTAATTGTTCCCATTCTTCATAACTTTCTTCTATTGTTTTTTTTTCTTTATTATTTTCATCTTCTTGGGTCTCTTCTTTTAATTCTTCAATTTCAACTTCATCATCTAATTTCTTTTTTGATTCACTATTTTCTTTTTTTTCTTCTTCTTCTTCTTTTTTTTCTTCCTCTTCTACTTCTATTTGTCTAGTTTTATGCACTAAAAGTTTTATAGGATAATTTATGTATTGTGAATGTTCATTTACTATATTTTTTATAGTAGATTCCTCTAAATATGTTTTACAATTATCCTTTAAATATAATTCTATCTTTGTTCCTCTTTCTATATCTAAATTACTATCTTCTCTTAAATTAAATGTAGAATCACCATTTGATTCCCATTCGTATTTTTCATTTTCATTATCTTTTTTTGTCAATATTTTAACTTTATCTGCTACTAAAAATGCTGAATAAAATCCTACTCCAAATTGTCCGATTAATGATAAATCATTCTTATTTTGTAATTCATTTATAAATTTTTTTGTTCCTGAACTAGCTATAGTTCCTATGTTATTTAATAAATCCATTTTATTCATCCCTATTCCAGTATCTTCTATTGATAAAATTCCTTCTTCTTTATTTATATTTATTTTTATTTCATACTCTATTGTTTCAGAATCTTTACTTAGGTTTAATCTATTATGTCTTATTTTATTAATGGCATCTGATGAATTTGATAACAACTCTCTTAGAAAAATATCTTTGTTACTATAAAAATTATTTACTATCAAATTCATTAATTGTGTCATATCTGCATTAAATTTAAATAAATTTTTCTCTATTTCCATATTTTCTATATTATTTATTTTTTCATTTTCTTCTATTTTTTTCATATAAAACCTTAACTTTAACTTATTTTTAAATATTTTTAATTTATTTAAAAATTTGATTAAATTATTTAAATATATCTAAAGATATTAATTAATTAATGATTATTGAATATAATGGCTGTATTTATACAATTCCTAAAGAAGAATATGAACCAAATAATTTATATTTAGAAAGATTATGGTTTCTAGCAAAACAAGAACCTACTAATTATGAAATGTATTATCAAAATATTCAATATTCTATTCTATGGAAAAATATTAAATATTTTAATTGTAAATATTCAAAAGATATTACAAACAAAATTAATATTTAACTATTCTTAGACCATGCCATATTAACATTAGCTGGGCTTGAATAAGGATTATATTGTTTTGGAATTCGATTCCAATTAAATATCTTTCCTTTTAAATTATTACAATCATCAAAAGAACTTACTTGAATATTTCCATAACCTCGTTGATTTGACCAACTATGATTACTTAATAAATTAAAATTTATATTATTGTTGCTTATATCATAAGGAGAACTATATTCTTGACAAATTAACCCTTTTTCTTTGTCTATATTCCCTTTTTTTATATCCATTTTTTCTTGAGCTGTTTTAGTTTTTTTTAATTTTTTCATTTCATTATTTATATTATTTAGTCCATTTTTACAACTATTATTTAAATTTGTATTACAAGAGATATCTTTTGCACAATTATTTATAAATATATTTGGATACATATCTATATATTATTTATACATTTTTTTTTTATAAATTCATACTTATATCCTTCATTTTACTTAATTTTATTAAAATTTTATTAATCTTTTAATTACTAACCAATATGTTAAAATTCCTAAAACTATAAATATTATTAATTTTAAATATATTTCTCCTAAAAATTTATTAACATTAGGATCTGAAATATACATTAAAAAATTTACAACTAATAAAATTACAATCATTTTTATTATATCTTCAAACATTGGTCTATATTCTTCTTCAAATTCTATATTAAATAATGTTTTTATCATTTATTATATTATAAAATATAGAAAAAAATATATAATTTTAATCATTTTAAATCATTTTATATTATATTCTATTAATTTTTTAGAATTTGTAAGTATATTATTAACTTATAAAATATATTATTTCTTTAAATTTTATAATAATTTAATACTTAAAGTAAGTTTAAAATTAAACTTTTTTTTATTTATTAAAAATAATGAAGCCAAACGTTTTTGTAATATCTTGGAAATATTCACTTATTATATGTGCTATTATTTCAGCTAGTTTTATAAGTATATATTTAGAAATAAAAAAAAATCAAAAATTTATCCAAACATTTAGTTCAAGCATTAGAGAATTAAGAGATTTATTTATTAATAATAAAAATAATACACAATTATTTTATGATAAACAAAATCTAAATAATAATAATTATAGATCAAAATTAAATCAATCTAATTTAAAAAAAAATTCAACTATTAAAAATAATAATAACCAATATAAACCTAAAATTATTAATAATCAAAATATAAATAAAAATTATATTCAATCTGAATCAGAAAATAAAAATGATATAAACTCTGAAACAATTGTTTCTAATCTAAAAAATGAAATAATAGATTTTGAAAATCAAATTAATGAAATTAACAAATCATTACAAATTGATTGTAGCACTACATCTTATACAGAAATTATAAGTAATAATGATGTAAATTTAAATGATCTAGCTAATAAAGTTAATGAAAATATTGAAAATAAAACTTATTCACCCGAAGATTCCTTACATGATCATATATTAAATCATTTAGAAAGCGAACAAGAAAGTGATTTAGATAGAGATAAATTAAATTTATCTAATAATTTGGAAAAAAATAAAATTGATGATATTAATTCTATTAATATTAAAAATATAGAATGTATATCAAAAGAAATTAATTCAGATAATAATTTACAATTGAAAGATAATCAATTAGATAATAATCAATCATATGATAATCAATCTGATAATAATCAATCTAATGATAATCAATCAAATGATTATCAATTAGATGATAAATTTGATGATGATAATCAATTAGACGATAATCAATTAAATAATAATCAATCTAATGATAATCAACCAAATGATAATCAATCAAATGATAATCAATCAAATGATTATCAATTAGATGATAAATTTGATGATGATAATAAATTCGAAGATAATCATTTAGATGATTATGATTTAGATAATAATAATTTTAATGATAATAAGTTAGATAATAAATTAAATAAAGAAAATTTAATTCAAAATAATTTAGATATAAGTAATGATAATAATTTAAGATTTAATTCGGAAATAAATAGTAATCAAAATTCTCAAATATCTACCGATTCTGATTTACATAATTTAAAAAAAAAGAATTTATTAGATATTTGCATGACTAAATATTCTGCAAAAGAATTAATGGATCTATGTAAAAATAATAATCTTATTATTAGAGGTAATAAAAATATATTAATAAATAGATTAATATCTAATAATATTCTAAATTTATCTAATTTAGATAATAATCTTTCGGTTATAAATGCTTGTAGTTAAATATAATTATAACATCTCCTTATAATTACCATTATATAAAATTACACATATAATCAGGAAGAATTGCAAAAATTTTTATTTATAAATATTTTAAATAAAAATATTTTATTATTATATATATAAATGAATTCTTGTTATAAAACATCTAATAATAAACATTTTAAATGTCCACCAAGAATGAATGATGGAAGACATTTCACTGATTATCGTCCAAATTGTCATATAAATAATTTAATACGATTAAATAATAAATTATCTAACTCATATGAAACTAGAATGTTTTTAACTAATAATGCTAATAAATTAATTGATCTTAATCGAACCTATTCTTGTCAAAAAAATTGTTGTGGACCATGTAAATCCCCATATAATCAAGGCACTATGTTAAGAGAACAAGACTTAAAATCTTGTAATAATAATTCTTGTTCCATAAAAAAAAATTATGATAAAGGTTTAGGACAAGGACGTCAATATTCGGATATACAAAATTGTAATTGGCCACAACAACTTCCAGTAGGACAATTATCAAGTTGCTGTGCTAATGCAAATGATTTATTCAATTATTATGATCATGTTGATACAAAATCTCAGGGCGAACTATTACCAAGAACTACAATACCATCAGGTTCTAACTATTTACAAGGAGGTGACCCTTCTCCATTTAATCTATAAATTATTTTTCTAATATATATAGATTTTAAATAATAAATAAAATATTATATTAATATATATAATGTGTGATTTTAAAAAAGATTTACTGTTTAATTGTGATGGACAAATATTAGATACAGGAAATGGTGAATTTAAAATTAAAGGAAAAATAGATAAATATAAAAATGTTAATTTACAATGGTGGGCTGCGAGTCCTCCTAATTATTTAACTTCATTTTCTGGTTCTGGACTACCGTATCCTAATCCAATTGTTGCTTATAATAATACACCAAATAAAGGTATAATAAAAACAGATTTTGAAGGTAATTTTGAATTTAATGTATTTTATCCTAATTCTTATTATTATGGTTTAGGCACTTACGTTATAGAACCATCATGTCATTTAAAATTATGCAATGATAAATCATCTCCTATACATACTTTTAAATTAGGTAATGGTATACCTTTTCGTATGCTTACTTATCCACCTCTAAATTACCAAAATAGAGCAAGACAGAATGTCATGTTTTATAGCGGAAGAGAAAAATTACCTATAAGAAGTCAAGAAAAAATATTAAGAGATTCTAAATATCCTAATAAAAATATTATGCCAAAAGATTTTTGGGGACTTAAACCTTCTCATCCATAAATAATTTATATATAAATTATATATATGATAAATGACATTTTACACATAATTTATATCCGATTAAATTATAATGATATTAATAAATTAAAAAAACGACTTATTATATTCAAAAATTATTGTTACCCTTGTTTAATATCTCAAACAAACAAAAATTTTAAAATTTATATTAATATAAATTTTGAACATTATGAATTGATATATAATTATATTAAAATTACTGAAAATATAATTTTAACTGATAAAGATATAGAATACATCTCTAATTCTAAAAGAGATAAAACATATTTGATTACTACAAGAATAGATTCTGATGATATTATAAATATTAATTTTATAAATTGTGTTCAACAATTTATTAGTAATAAATATATACAAAAAAATATAATTAATAAAAGCATTATTTTAAATTTTTCTATGGGATTACAATTAAAAAATAATAATGTTAATCATAATATATATAAAAGAATATATAATATACCTAATCCATTTTTATCTATAATTACAAAAAAAAATTTTCATTGTAGAACATATGACCATCATATATTTCATAATGATATTGATAATTTTATTTTTATAAATTTAAAAAATAAAATTCCTATGTGGATACAATATATACATGATGATAATATATTAAATAAAATTAATATTAATAGTCAAAATATATATATATCTAGCTATTATCTTAAAAAATTATTTAATCTAACATTATAGTTTAAACATATTTTTATTTAAAGTTTATACTATATTATTAAATACAGTTTATACTATATTATTAAATACGTTAATGAATAAATTTATTAAAGATCCTGTCTATAACGACTTTTTAAAATTTTCATCAGATGAATTAAAATTAATTGATTTACCAGAATTCAAAAGACTTAAAAAAATTAAACAGTTAGGTGCTTTAGATGAAGTATTCCCTAACGCAAATCATTCTAGATTTTCTCATTCTTTAGGAGTAGCTCATTTAAGCGAACAATATTTTAAAAATATATTAAAAAATTCTAACATAGATAACAAATTTATTAAACATGTAAAAATTGCCGGTTTATATCATGATATCGGACATGGACCATTCTCACATGTCTTTGATAACGTTGTATTAAAAAAAATATGTCCTAACAATCCTTACTCTAAACATGAATATCGTTCTCAAATAATATTTGAAAATTTAATAAAAAAAATTAATATTAATAACTTTTCAGGATATGATATTGATATTATTAAAAATATGATTAATCCTATTACTCATAAATCATATTATTATAATCAAATTGTTAATAATACTATCAATTCATTAGATACTGATAAAATTGATTATTTAATGCGTGATTCATATCAATTAGGTTTTAAATATTCTTTTGACTATCGAAAATTATTTAATAAAACTAAATTAATCTCTACTGATAATTCAAATAATCAAATATACTATCATGAAAATGAAGCTAATAATATATTTGATATATTTTATACTAGATATAAATTTCATAGAGAAATTTATAATCATAAAACAGTTAAATCTATAGAATTAATGATTAGTGATATTCTATTAATGTCTAATGATATATATGATTTTCAAACAGCAATACAAACTGACGATTTTTTTGATTTGGATGATAATATATTAACAAGAATTAAATATAATTCAGAAAAAAAACTAAATAAATGTAGAACAATATTAAATAGAATAGATACTAGAAATTTATATAAAGAAATATATAAAACTTGTAATTATGATATATCTTTTGTAACTGACTATATTCAAGATACTTATTCTGATAATAATATCAATGATTTTCATATTATAAAATTAAATTTTGATTTATGTAATGGTTCTCTATCGCCTTTAGAAAATATTAATTTTTATAAAAATAATAATGAAATTATTGATAATAATAATATTTTTATTCGAAAAATAATTCCAAAAAATTTTGATGAATCATTTATAGCTGTTTATAAAAAATAAATACTTAAAAATAAATACTTAAAAATAATTTCATTTTTTTTTATAATGAAAAAAAAAATTATTTCTATCGATGTAGGAATTAAAAATATGGCATATTGTATTATTGAAAAAAATCATGATAATTTTGAAATATTAAATTGGGATACTATTAATATTTTAGATGATAAAATTAATAATTTACCAAAATGTAATAATATTATTAAAAATAAATTATGTAATAAAATAGCCGTTTTATCTTTAGAAAATAATAATAGTATTAAGTATTTTTGCAACAAAATTACTTGTAATAATTTTCTTACTAAAAATTATTCTAATATTAAAACTAAGAAAATAAAAAAAATTAATACAAAAAATATAAGTTTATTAGAATTATCTAGTATACTTATCAATAAATTAATATCATTAAAAGATATAATTTTAAATGTTGATGAAGTTATTATAGAAAATCAACCTGTTCTTAAAAATCCTACTATGAAATCTATTCAAATTGTTCTATTTTCTTTTTTTATTGAACATGGTTATAATTCTGATATCTCTCCTATTAATAATATTCATTTATTTTCGGCTAGAGATAAACTTAAACTATATAAAGGACCTCAAATTGATACTTCAAAAATTAAAAATAATTATAAAAAAAGAAAGTATTTAAGTATAGAATATACAAAATATTATATAAATGATTCAAAATTCTACCAATTTTTTTTAAATAATAATAAAAAAGATGATTTAGCTGATTGTTTTATACAAGGTTATTATTATTTATTTAAATAAATAAACATTTAATTTGCGTATAAGATTTAAAATAGTTTTCTATAAAACATTATAATGAGTGATAATGAAAATGACAAAATATCTATTAATAGTTTGAATTTAAATGTTATTAAAAATGATTTACCAAATACAAACAATAAATTTCGTTCTATTTCTCCTAATGCTAATATTGATATTGGCTTAGATTTATTGGTTAATAAAGAAAAACAAAAACCTATTAAAATTGATGAAAAAACTTCTAATGCCAATGGATATAATTTAAATGAAAATAATCAAAACATTTCCGAATTTGATTTATTAGAAGATAATAATCAAAATTATAATGAATTCGAAATTAAAAGTAATAATACCATTAATAATTCTATTATTTCTGACCAAGATTTTGAAGACTTCATTGATAAACAAGATATGGATGATCAAAAATTTTATAATAAAGATTTAAAATCCTCTGAATATAATTTTGATAAATCAAAAAATAATATAAATATAATTAGGGATGATAGTTATCTATCTCAAAATTTTGATAATCATAGTTCCAGATCTAGATCTAAATCTAATTATAAAAAACCTAAATCACATGATATTAATTTAGAAAATTATAGTAACAATAGTTTTACTACTAATATTGACAATAAATATCCACATATAGTTAGAGATGAAAATAATGATAATGTAAATTTTATTAAACATCAAAATTATGAAGCTGAAAAAAAAGAAAAAGAAGACCTTTTATATAAATTTGAAAAAATGAGAAGATTAGGTATACCACTTAATAAAAAATTTAACTTCTCATCAAATATTGACGAAATGCGCTTTGAATATAATAAAATTAAAGCCCAAAGGGAATCTGAATCTTCAATTAAATTCCAAAAAAAAATGTTAATGGCATGTGTAACTGGTATTGAATTTCTTAATGGTAAATTTGATCCATTTGATGTTAAATTAGAAGGTTGGTCTGAAAGTGTTCATGAAAATGTTAATGATTATAACGAAGTTTTCGAGGAATTACACGAAAAATATAAAGATCGTGCTAAAATGGCTCCTGAATTAAGACTTTTATTTATGATTGGAGGAAGCGCTTTTATGTTTCATCTTACTAATACTATGTTTAAATCACAACTTCCTGGTATGGATGATATCATTAAACAAAATCCTGAATTAATGAAACAATTTGCAAATGCTGCTGTAAATACAATGAATCCCGACTTAAAACAAGCAACTTCTTTCTTCTCTCAAAATCAAAATAATAATTTCCAACCACAACCACATAATACAAATAATTATAACCAACAATCATTTAATAATAACAATAATCAAATATATGAAAATCCAAATATTTCTAAAAATAATAATATAGGCCCTATTAATACTCCTTTTAATCAACGTTCTAATTCACCTAAATCTAAAAAAATTATTTCTCCTCCCACTGGAGTAGATGAAATATTAAATGAACTTAAATCAAATACTGAAAATATCTCTGATATAATATCTTATTCTTCTGACACAACAAAAAAAAATGTTAATTTAAAATCTAGACCTAAAAAAAAAAATATTACACTTAATTTAGAATCATAATTTAATTTATATTAAAATTAATACTTAAATTTATTAAATATTCATTTTTTATTATTTATTTTTCCAGCCTTAATCAGTGTATCATAGGCGTTTTTTATTTCCTCTTCTGATATATTTCCATCATTATTTGTATCTATTTTAGATATAGATTTTGATAATATACAATATTTGCTTTTACTGTTAAATAAATTTAATACTAAAATTATAAAACAACAAGTTATTATTAATGATGCTAATAAATCACGTGTTCCTATAAATGCTATTGTAAATATTATTAATCGTCTTAAAATTTTACTACTTAAAAAATAACGATGCTCATCTCCTATATCTATTTCTATATATCTTGCTCCTACATTTAATAATATCATTAAAAATCCATAAATATATTTATTATTATTAAAAAAATTTACTCCATTCTCAAATATATTATTACTTATTATTGTTGTCGTTGTTGCCATTATATTATATACATATATTTTACAATATCTATTCTTTAAAATTTATCATTTTTTTTCGTATGCTTTGTCATTATCTATTACAATTTATTTTTCTAATTATCTTCTTCATCTTCATCTTCATCTTCAATCTCATCTTCATCTTCATCTTCATCTTCATCTTCATCTTCATCCTCATCCTCATCTTCATCTTCATCCTCTTCTTCATCTTCTTCATCTTCATCTTCTTCATCTTCTTCATCTTCTTCATCTTCGTCCTCATCTTCATCTTCATCTTCATCATCCTCATCTTCACTATTTATTTTAAAATGTTCATTATAATTTTTTTTCATTTTTTCTTCTGTTATACGTAAACTATTATCTAAATTAATGCTTATTAATAAAGCAATTGATATTAACACAACTAAAAATAAATTATCGCTTCCTAAATATAATATTAATCCTACTATTAAAATTTTGCTTAAAGGATGATTTACAAATGCTATAATATGTCTAGGAGTATATATTGATAATCCCGATATGTATAATATTAAAAATATTATAATTAAATTTTTATTATTAATATGTTCTTTACTTTTTTCTAAAAAACTTATTATATTTTGTTTATAATTATCCATTATAATATAAAAAAATATTTTATTCTATAGAATATTTTTATTTATTTAAAACTAATATGGGGAATACATTTTTGAAGTATTCCCTGTAAGATTATAAGCTGGTAAAACTACATTATTATAATCTGTAAACTCTTCGCCATGTTCGTTATCATTATCCTCCTCTTCTTCCTGGTCTTCATCTTCATCACCATCACCATCATAATCATCATCATCATCATCATCATCACCAATACCATCACCACTACCATCACCACTACCATCACCACTACTATCTCCCTCAACATCAAGATCAGAATCAGGAACCTCATCTTCATCATTACTATCTTCTTTATCATTCATTTTACCATGACTTTGTTTAGGTAATTTATTCATCATTTCCTCATACATGTTTAATTTATCAGCTTGATCTTTTATTTTTTTTTCTAATTGGCTTTTATTTTCAGCTGAAAAATATTCATAATTCATATATCCTTCATTAATTCTGTTTTTATTAATAATTGTTAATGTCACAACAAAAGCTACAGAAACCATAATTGCTAATTGCATATTTTTACGATCGGTCGCTAAATATCCTATTAAGAATATAAAAAATAATTTTCCTATTATTGTATCAGCTAATTCAATTATTTTATTTGGTAATACTGGGGCAAATGCACCCGCATATAAAGCTATTATTATACAAATTATAGTTTTAGATATATCATTTTTATATAAAGAATCTAGTATTTTTTCAATATTATTCATTTATATAATATAATATTATAAAATTTTTATAAAATAATTTATAAATTAATAATTAATTTAGATATAAAACAAGAAAGATTTTCTCTATTTATTATAAAGTATTAATTATGCCTTATTGTTCTATTGAAGAAGCTTGGGGTCAGGACTTTTTTGATAATCAAACAAAATCAACTAAATTTAAAAAAATTTTACATGACAAACAAGAAAATAATACTAATGAAAAATACAAAGATATTAAAAAAAAAAAAACATTTTCTAGAACATATAATAGATTACCTAAACATTCTGGACCAAAAACACGATTACCTATTAATAATATAAAATCTTTTAAAAAAATAAATACTCTATCTGATTATGATACCCAAAATAATAATGATATTAAATCAGTCAATGATACTTTATCTAATTATGATACCTCGTATAATTATGATACCTCTTCTAATAATGATACCTCTTCTAATAATGATACCTTATCTAATAATATTGAAAATAATATTAATGAAAATAATCTTAATAGTGAATTAATTAATGAAGAATCAATTGAAAATTTTTATCCCGAAAATTTTTCTAATAATAAAGAAAAATATATTAATTATTTATTAAATCAAAATCAAAATTTAAAAAATATAATAATAAAATATAAAAAAAATGGAACAGAATATGAAAATATATTTGATTTAATTTTATTTTTATCATTTGGAATATTTTTAATTTTAATATTAGATATTATAACTAAATCTGTTAGACGTTTAAGTTTATAACTAATATCTATAATAATTTTATTTATTTAATTACTACTTTCTTTCTTACATATGAAAATATTCTAATATTTTAAAGTAATTTATTATATATCTTATCTAAATTTACTTTTAAATAATTTTATTCATAAAATTTTTAGAATGATTATAATCTTCAATATATCTATAATCTTTATTATTTTTATTAATTTTATCAATAATATTAGGTTGATTTTTTGATTTTATATTTAATTGCACTTTATTCTTAATTTCACTTGGTATATGACTCCAAGATATATATATTAAATTTGGATACGTGTATATTACCATTAATTTATTTTTTTTTAATTTATTAACTATATATATTGCACAATTTAATGTATTATATTTAGGTATACCATAAATATATTCTGGAACAACATAATAACAAAAAGTTTCTCCTTTAGAAGAACACATTGTTATCCTATTATGACATTTCAGTAATACTTTCTTATATATTTCCAATTTATTAAGTTCCTTTTGATCCCTAATATTATTTAGTGAATATATATTTAACATTAAATTATATTTATAAAAAATTTTTATAAATATAATTTTATATATATATCGTTAATTATAATTAAATTATAATATAAATATACACAAATTTTGTCTTTGATAATATATCAATTCAAATTTTATTAATAGTTGCTTTATATGTTTATCACTAAAATAAAAATTTAAAAAATAAATTAATTTAATTTTTAAAAATTTCTTTATAATATATATAAGATGTTAAAATATAATAAAATAATTTGTCCTGAAAGCGGTTTATTAATAAACGTAAAAAGTAATTTAGGAAAACAAATACTATACAACTATATTAATGAATTATCCGGTGGAGCAGGAGCAATGAAAAGTCGTGCTAAAAGGGCGGCAAATAGAGTAAAGGCGGCAAATCGATTTAAAATTCAAAAATGGCCAAAAAAAAGTCCAGATAAATCAAGATTTAAAGACAAATTTAATGCAGTAACACAAAAAGTAAATAGAACTGCAGATAATGTAATACATCTCGCAAACTCTGGTGTGAGTGCAAGCGAAAAGGTCACAGATGCTAGCAAAAAGGTCACAGATGCTAGCATAAAGGTCGCAGATGCTAGCGATAGGATAGCATATAATGCGAAGGAATTTTCTGAAAATTCGAAAAAATTAAAAGAAAATACAACAGAAACCATGAAAAATGTAAGGGACACATTCGATACGGTAAAAGATACATGGCATAATTTGGATACTTTTAGAAAAAATAATTTTTTATTCAAAAACAACGATCATAATAAGAATTTAGAGACTGAGACAGAGACAGAGACAGAGACAGAGACAGAGACAGAGACAGAGACAGAGACAGAGACAGAGACAGAGACAGAGACAGAGACAGAGACAGAGACAGAGACAGAGACAGAGACAGAGAC